CTCCTCCCGGCCTACCGACATTCCGTAGGAGGCCCCCATCTCGATGACCGCCCCCCGCCAGCCCTGCTCCGTGGCAGAGGCCAGCTTCCGCAGCAGCTCGGCGTTGTCAACCTTGCCGAATTCCAGCGGGCGCAGGGTGTTGCGGTCGATAACGCAGTAGCCAGACTGGGCATTGCCGGGGTCAATGGCGATAATCGGGCAAGTGCTCACAGGTACGACCTCCCGAACTCCTGCCGGAACTTCTCCTCCGGCCACCCGTAATGCTCCATGGCCTTTCTCTGCGCCCACTTTTTCAAGCGGAGATCTTCGTCATGGTTGCGGTGGATGGCGTTCGGGCCGTTCTGGTGACACCACGGGCAGAGATTCGCCCACAGCCCCAAGCGCTTGCTCTTATCCCGGTAGGGGCCATAAAAGACCTCGTGCCGGGCCGTGTGGTATCGCCCGCAAATCAGGCAGGTGGGCTGCTGGTTGAGGATGCTGGGTGCATAGCCGTTGCTGTCCAGTTTGACTCCATATTCATTCAGTGCCATGCTGCACCTCCTTGTGCTTGCGGTAATACCAGCTCAGCGCCGACTTGCTGGCGTTGATGCCGCACTGGATGCATTTGGTTTTGCCGGGCTGCGCCGGCACTTTTCCACAGGCAACGCACAGGCCACGGGACTTGAGTTGCTCATACCGCTTCTGGGCGGAGGTTTTCTGTTTAGGTGTCCGCATCAGCGTCACCTCCTGCTGTGACAATCCAGACCCGGTGAGAACCCCAGCCAGACCAGCTCAGAGCCTCTGCATGGGTGTTTACCGCCACGTCCAGCTTGTTACCTACCACAGCACTCCCGGTGTCCTGAACGACCCGGAGACCTACACCCTCGATATAGATCACCGTGCCGTAGGGCAGGATGCTGGTGTCAGCTGCCACGGTCACGCCCGGCTGCGCCTTTGCGCCGCTGGATGTAATGCCGTGTCCCTCGCCGCAGATGTGGGCGTATTCCTCGGTGCAGTAGGCAGTGCAGCTGAATGACCCGGCGTATGTAAGTGTCAAATCGATCTGCGCTGCCAGTTCTGCGGTCAAGTTGTCAACCTCAGTCTGAAGCTGGCTGGCGTTTTCCTCTGCATCGATAGCCCGCATCTGCCAGTTCTGGAAGCGGCTGGCGTAGATGTCCCGCTCGATTTCCAGCTCGTCTACTCGCCGGGAGTAGGCCGTGCTTGCGAGGATGCAGCCAACCATTGCGCACGAAACGCCCACGATCAGGCTGTGAAAAGGACTTTTCCGCCTCATGCCGTGCCACCTCCAATCTGCGCCGGAGCTGCCCCACCGGGCAGGGCCGGGGGCTGCAAGCTCTCGATCGGAGCCTCGGACACCGCCCGGACGAAGCCCGGCTTCACGAACTGGAGCAGGTCTGCGCCGTCACGGCCAAAGGTCATGCTCAGCTCTGCCGGAGAGCCAGCCCAGCGCTGCACCGCCACCGGCAGGGTGGCGAAAATCTCAGCATTGCGGGTCTTGAAGTCCTCCCCGGTGAGCTTCCCGGTGAGATTTCCCAGCCCGCCGTGAGTCATGTAGTACAGGTTTGCCGTAATCTGCCGGGCGGCGGTCGCCGCCTGCGCCCAGAGGTCGTTTGCCGAGGGCTTCACAGTAGCCTGCAACTTTTTAATTTCCTCACACCAGTCAACAATGATCTGATTCGGAAACCGGCACTTCGCAAATGCAGCATATAGTGCCTTTTCTACAATTTCGTCAGGAACCATGCCGAATGCCTGAACACAAGTTTTGAGATCGATTATACGATCTTCTTTGCTGCGAACACGGCCATAGCGATTGTCAATCACTATCAGCAGTTCTTTCAGTTTTTTGTCTGTCACGCTGAGCCTCCTAAGAGTTCTCTAAAGATTTCATCATAATCCTCGGCCGCAGAGCGTTTCGGCTGTTGCCCAGTTGAGGGCTTTCGCTGTGCTTCCCACGCTTCAAAGTCACCGGGAGTTTTGATGTTGTCTTTTTTCCATCGCCTTAATATAGATTCAATATAGCTCCACTTATGGGCACCGTTCTTTGCACCCTCAGAAATCGCCAAAAGCAACATTTCTGTGCTGAACTGTTCTCTCCAGCGCTGTAGGTCGTCCGTCAAGATACGCGGCCAGGTTCCAATATTGGCCTGATACGCATTGATTATCTTGCTCAGGTCTGCATCCAGCCGTGGGTCTTTTTTGCGGGTGCCGCCGTCCTCTATAACTAGAATATCTTCTATATTATCTTCTATATTATTAGGTCTAAAATTTGGACTGGGGTGGTCTAAATTTTGGACTACCCCGGTATAAAAATTGGACGGGGGTGGTCTAATTTTTAGACTACCCCTCGGAGCCGCCAGATAATAATTGTGCTTGATGCCATTTACAACCTCTGTGCGTTTTTGAACCAGCCCTTTTTTGATGAGCTTATCCAGCGTATTGAACACGGTCTGCTTGCTTTCCGCTCCAAGCCATTCCTGCATGTAGCGGATGCTTCCCGAAAATTCAGTTTCGCCATCTTGCGTAAATCCGTAGATTATTGCATATAAGTTCAATTCGTTTCCTTTGAGGTTCAATTCAGTGCGCATCCAGCCCAGAAGCATAACGTAGTTGTCTGGCTTTACCATCCAACCACCCCCTTACCTCGGTTAGAACGGCAGATCATCGGCATCGTCCAGAACCGAGAAATCATCGTCACTGCCCTGAGAAAAGCTCTGGCTGACCTGAACATTGCCGGGATGATCGGCCGCCCCCTGCCACTGCTGGCGCTGACTCTGGGTGGCGAAGCCCATCTGCTGGGGCTGCTGATTCTGATAGGGCGGCTGCTGGTAGCCCGGCGGCGGTGCCTCACCGCCATCATCCACTCGCTGCTCCGTTTTTGGGCCGCAAAAGTGAATCTTCTGGACCACAAACTCGGTGGCGGTGCGCTTCTGACCGTTCTTGTCTTCGTAGGAGCGGGTCTGGCACTGGCACTCCACAAGAGCCGTGCTTCCCTTGCGGAAATACTGGCAAACGAACTCTGCCGTTTTACGCCATGCCACGAAATTCAGCCAATCGGTAGCCCGCCGGCCATCCTGACCGACGTTGTCCCGGTCAACGGCCATGCGGAAACTGGCGACGGTGAGGCCGCTCTGAGTGGTCCGCATTTCAGGATCAGCAGCGAAACGGCCCTGAAATGTGCAATTATTCAGCATCGGTGTCCTCCTGCTTGGTAATCAGCTCCGGATGAACTGCAAGCATCAAATCCAGCACAAAGTGACCAATGTCGTAAACGCTGCCGCCTGCACCCTTGTGATAAATGAGGCTGAGTTCGGTCTGCTTCTGGAGCAGTTCCTTGTACTCCTCAACCTGGATAGCGATGGTCTGGACGTTCAAATCTTCCATAACTGGTTCCTTTCTTCTCGCATGATGCGGACCACCTTGCGGCACTGGTCCACATCGAACATTCCAATATGCGTAAATTCAATCGGGGTGCCCATCTTCTCGGACAGCCAGCGGTAGGCCTCATTCCGGCGGCCACGGTAGGGACCGTATTTCCAGAGCGGGTCAAATGCTGCATGAGCCGCCTTTTTCCAGTTGCGCAACTCTGAATTTGCCAAGCGGCCAAGGGGTTTGTCAGACCCCTTGTGTACGCCGACATAGGCACCGCAGCGAGGGCAGAGGTAAATCATGCCGAAGCTGTGGCCGTGGTAAACCACCGAACTGTCTACGAAGTCTGCGGGAGTTCCGCAGTAGTTGCAGATGACGATTCGGCCTTTCATCGTGACCATTCCTCCTTGTACCGGGCCAGCTGCTCCGGGGTATCCGTCTCGATACCAAGAGCCTTGGCTTCATCAATCGCACCGTCAATCAGGTGTGAAAATTCTTTCGTGTCCATCTTGCTGGTGTCCTTGTAAACCAAGTAGCAGTTGAACCATTTTCCGTCCTCTTCCCGCACATCAAAGCAGCGGGTGTATTTGTAGAGGTCGTGGACATCCACGCTGACCGGAAGTTTGAAGCCCACGGTGCAGCCATCCTTATCTCTCGCAACCGTGCCGTAGGCCACAACCAGCCGCTCTTTCACAAGGTCGTCCGATTCGCCAGTTTCAGCGGCGATCTTGTTGACCAGAACATGGAAGTAGGCGTTTGCACTGTGGCTGCGCTTGTTGCGGTGCTTCTTGATTTCAATGTCCAGCAGCGGCTCCTGATTCAGCTTGTCCCACAGACTTCGGAAATCAGAATCAACTTCCAGCGTGATACGCTGCTTGCGGTTCAGGCTGAAGCTCATATCCACCAGCCGCCCGGTCATAAGGCTTTCCAGTGTTCTTTGAACACATCCATCAGACCGAAAGCATCCAGCCAGTCGAAAAAGTCCGCAATGATGGGGCAAATGTCAGGCGTTTCATCCCGGCGATAGCACTCTGTCCAGACATCCATGCCGTTGCTGACAAGGTAGGAGAACGTCTGGGCCTCCGGGATCAGCAGCATATAGGTAGGATGCTGGGTGCTGGAATAGAACTTTCCGCGCTCGTAGCCCTTGCTGAACTTGATGTCGTAGATGGTGCCGGCTTTCAGGGCATCGAGGCGACCATACAGAACCACATCCATGCCGCGTACCTGAATCTTCCGGCGGGCTTTGAACTGCAGTTGCCCGCCATTGACGATGGCAGCAATCTGCCCGGCAGCCCAGCTCCACGGATTGTTGGGGTCATCGTGGCCGTTGACAATGGCAGTCACGAGGTTCTCAAAGTCGATGCCGTTCTGCATGGCCTCTGTGCGAGGTGTAGGTTCACGTTTCAGAACCAGCATGAATTCCGCCAGAGGGTCGCCCTCGGTGGTCAAATCCTCGTAGGGATTCTCCCGGATAAGGTGCAGCCACGAGGACAGCAGCGAGTGAGTAATGAGGTATGCAGCCATTTACTGCGCCTCCTCTGCGGATTTGGGAACGTACTTGACCGCGTTGGAATCGAATGCCAGACCGAGGGCAGCGATTTTGGCTTTCCACATAGCGTTCAGTTCCCGGCTGGAAGTCAGGTGATGCTGCAAGCCCTTGAACGGCTGCATAGCGGCATTGGCGGTGTCTGCATCCTTGATGCCAGCAATGATTTTGCTGCCCTCCTGCATAACCTGCTCGTAGGCTTCGTTCTCCTTGGCATTTGCAGCCACCTCCTCGGCGGCCTTGCTGTTGTACTCCTCAAACAGCTTGGTCAGGAAGTCGTTCGGGCTGCCGGGGCCGAGGGCGGGAATCTTATAAACACCGTGGATGCCGCGGGTGCCCTTGGCAAAATATTTCTCACAGTTGGAGAAGCCAATGGTGCGGTCGTTGCCGTACATCTCCACGAAGCCGCCCAGATCCATAGGCTCCCAGACGTTGTTCTTGGTCTGACCCTCGACCTTGATGCGGAGGCGGGTGTTGTCGCCATCCTTTTCCTCGGTGGCGTGGAAAACGACCACGATGTTCTTCTTCAACTCATAGAAGCAGTAGTCCATCAGCCGAACGAACTCACGACCTACGAAGCCGTAACCTTTGAGGGACAGGCTGCCATCACGCTGGCCGTACTTGGGGTTCTGCTTGATAGCCCACAGGCCCATCAGGGAAATCAGCTTACCGGCGGTATCAAACACCAGCGTCTCAAAGTCGTTGAGGTTCTCCGGTTTCAGGTCGTTCAGGATCTCGTCATAGCTGCGGGGCTGGATGTACGGCATACGATACCGGGGCTCGATGCGGTCAATGCCGAAATCACAGTCGATGTGCAGCGGACGGGGTGCGGACAGGGCCAGAGTGGACTTGCCGATGCCGGGGTAGCCAGCAATCAGCATACGGATTTTCTTTGCGCCATCCTGAATGTCGTTGGGATTGCGAATCATAATGTTTACTCCTTTTCTCTTGGTGGGTTTACTTGTGGAACATAACGGTCTTGCCAGTGGTACGGTTCAGAAGAACCATGTGATCCGGGGCATCCCGGACGCAGAGGTACAGGCGGGAATCCCATCCCTGTGCAGAAAGGGCTTCTTTCTGCTTGCGGGTCAGCCTTTTGGGCCTGGCATTCATGTGTCTGTCGCTCATACGGTACTCACCTCCTCATTCCAGCGCTTCAACAGCGAGGGCTGCATGGTGATGATCTTGTAGCCGGTGGCTTCCAGTTCAGTGCTGCGGTCGTAGCTCTGCACGTCCTGCGCGTGCCGTGTGACAGCGTTTGCCAGACCATAGAGGGAAAGGTCACCACCCGCGATAAGATGCCCCAGAATGCCCTCGCTCTCGTTCTGGCGGATGTTGAACTCCTTGGCCGCAAGCTCAACCACCTTGGGAGCCGCCGCCGGGAGAATGGGCGCTTCCTTGGCATCCCGGAGTTTCTGCACCAGTGCATTGAACCGGGCTTCATCGACCGCCGCCCGAACGGTGTCCTCAATCTTCATCAGGAACGCCCGGTCATCGGCTTCGATGGTCTCATCCCGGAAAATCCCGAAATCGCCATCCACGCTTTCATTGATGCGGCCAACATGGCGCTTGCCAACACCCACATCCGCCACCATGCCATTGGTACAGACAAGACGGTAAATCAGCGGCTTCACGGAAACGCTGCCCATGCCGACCTCAGAATTGGAAATCAGGATGCCGGCCTGAACAATGTCACCCGGCACAACCTCGGTCTGGATTCGCTCATTGACAACCTTGATGTACATGCGGGTATCGGTCAGCTCACAGCTTTCAATGCGGGCACCCTGCATTTCAGAAATAATCGGCAGGACCGTCTGGGCAACCTCGTAGTTGTCGATGCGGCGGTAGCGGTCGGAGAGAATGGCGCGGGCGGTGCCGTCAAGGGTACGAACCATGCGGCGGGTGTCCGGGGACTGCTGGAACCAGCCATTGACGTTTGCCATCAGCAAGCCGGGGTTCTCTGCCCGCATCCGCTCGTAGTAGGGAGCCGGGATCTTCAGCTGCAATCCCAGCTGGCGGTGGGCATTTTCGTTCAGCTGGAACGGGGTGTTGCCGATCACGAGGTCAAAGTTCTCGTTGACGGCGGTCATCTGCATAGCGCCCGCCGTGGCAACGTAGTCCTTTTTGACCTTTGCCTGCCGGGCAAGTTCAATCGCCCGCCCCTGCAAA